TCTGTTTATTAGCCGCTTCAGATTCTAATAATGAAAGCGTCGTGTAGTATTCTAGATTACCAATTCTTCTATCTAGTTTACCAATGTCTCTCATTGTATAACGTCTATTATCAATATACTTGATAACCACTTCTTCTGGAATTAAAGTATATGCAGGAATAAACAAGTGGTAAAGAACCATTGAATCTTTAGGTGTTCCTGGTTCCTTAGGACTTAAGTCAGATACTCCTTCGAGGACTCCGAATTTACCATCCTTGTCTAGATATACTTTATCAATTCTATTTAAGTAGTATTGAATGTCTGTTTCAAATTGGGTACCTGATCTAGGACAGTTAGTAACTGATGCTCCTGTTCCGGTAAAGTTACCACCACCGTCATTCATACGAGGTCTAAAGTCAACCGATGATCTAAGTTCTATACCATTATGTGAAGGGATATCTTCATAAGCTACCTCACCAGTGTATGAATCGATAGTAAAGAAGTCACCATTTCCGTGATCAAAATAATCAATGGTTACTTTTAAATCTTCACCAGCAACTGGATCAACGATGTAGTTAGTAGTAGATTTTAATTGGATTGAACCAACACCATAGTGTGTATCAGTCTGGCCATTATTAAATTCAAAGTGATCTGTGATATCATCAGTTCCATCAAGGACACTGACGATTCGTAAGACATCACACTTATCGATATTAACCGGAAGTGTATATGTAGCTGTCTTAGGGGTTAGGACTACCTGATTAGTAACTAGAGTCTTAGACTTCTGAGTCAGTGTTCTAGTTGTTGGAGCAATCAGTGTCCAGAAGTCAGCATCAAGGGTCGTTGGAATATTTAAAATTGTTACCTGTGGAATTACGTTGGCATTATCAATATCAATATAGTAAGCAGCACTAGAATCTAGATTCTGTGGAACAATATAATAATCTGCTATTGGAGATGCAGCTGTATCACTTCCTTTTACAATCCAGTTAGTTGTATCAAATGATCCGAAAGTTTCATTTGATAGTGATGCATTAAATGATACTTGATTTGCTGCTACTTCTTTTGAGGTATCAACTTGTCTATTTGTTTCAAATCTGTAGTTAAAGTCAGGCGGTAAGTTTTCATCTAGTTCCGCCGAACATGTTTTAATTCTTGTATATGGTAATGGGTATAAAAGAGTATCAGAGGCTAAGTTCCAGCCAAGGATTGTAGCAGCAAATGAACTAGAATCCGAGGATATTGTAACTGCGCCTGTTATAACATTTACTAAGTCGAATACATGTAATCTGAAAGAATCCGCGGCAGCCAAGGCCTGGATAGATCTAACTCTAAGATTACCTACTGTTAGTAGGCCTGAGTTAACAAGGTTAATTGTATTGAAGGTAGTTATATCAGGTAGGCCTTCCATGTTAGATACATCGATGTAATTGCTATGGGAAATCTCAACAACCTTATCTGTTGCTAGATCAGAATCTCTCGCCTTATTAACATCAACGTTTGTTGTATTAAGAGTTTGAATTTCATAGCCTCTGACATATGCCTTAGAAGGTTCTATTGCAAGTGATAGCTTAGGTTCTTCTCCGCCTACATTATCTTTCATTAATGCTGGGAATGGATTAACCGTATAGTTACCACTCTCGTCGAATGTTCTTCTAGCTAATGTGTCTTCAAGAACAGCATAGTCTGTTGCTCTTGCGTGTTTAGCAATAGAGCCATTTTCTAATCTTGCTAATAATACAAAGTTACCTGTATTTGAATTGACAGTTTGTTTAACTAACTCAGATGTTATTGAATAACGATGTGCACCCGGTGCCGATTCGTTTGTAGTACCCTGTGCATTATCATTAATTGATTCATCATCACCAGGTCCGATAATCTCTTCTGAAATTTTAAGACCAACATCATAGGTAATATCAGTTGTATACTTTGAAAGTACAATCGTATTTCTTTTAACAATTACAAAATGTTTCTTGATATAGAATATACCATCATCAACCGATACTAAAGATCCGAAGCCGGTTGATGCAACAGTAGCTGTTAATGAATCCGGTCCAGTTAAAGAAGCAGTTGCTGAAAACTTATCTGATCCAGAAACATAGTTAACATATAAAGTAATAGGATCTGAACTCTCTGCTGGTTCAGCGTGTACAACTTTAGCTACTGAGGATCCGTCGGTAAATTCTTTACCGATTAACTCGCTCATATTAGTGGTGTTAACTGCTGATAACTTTAAGAAATCAATATTATTATGTATAGACACGCCGCCAGGAATAACAATAGAACCTTCCTTGAATAGGTGATCGCCCATCGATGTTACTTGATTTTGCAACATCGATTGTAGCTGTGTTAATTCTCTGGCCTGTACCGCATGGCCAGGTCTGAATAACATCTTATTGTATTTTTCTTTTGGAGATAATCCGTCTACCAAGGTGGGAGTATTGTAATCATCCCAGTATGGTTCAATATTAAACTTTATTGCCATTTCTTTTTCCTATTTAGAATGCGATAACTAATCTGATAGTTTCAATTTGATCTGCACCTCTAGATACTGATGTTCTATTTTCTAGAAACATAACGTCCCCAGAGTAGGTAACAATACTAGAAGGATTGACTGTAACAACATCCTGACCAGCACCGGTATCTCCTACTACTCTAACATTATCATCATCAGTAAAATTAACAAATCCCGTGCCCTCGTTCTGTACATAATAGATAATACCGTTAGTTGAATCATATTCAATTACCATAGCTACTGCTCCAGTAACTGTACCTTCGATCTGAGCATCTGCACCAAATGTTCCGCCGGTTGCAACTGCTAATGATTGAGTAGTTGTATAAGCATTATTACTAGCTACTGCCGATGTAGCAGAATCGATTGGATCTTTAATAAGTCCGATCTGTCTGAAGTCATTAGTTGCTGGAATGTCACCAGATTCATCACCATTAAATACTTTATTAATTGTTATGTAATGTGATCTTAAATCTCTTCTCGGATCATTACCAAATCCACCCTTCGGTCCAATCACAGGTCTTAGTGTGCAGCTATTACCTGCACCACCAGAAACCGTGATCACTGCCTTTGTATATCCAGTGCCTATATTGGTAACTACTATGTCAGTAACAGAACCCCCTACTACAGTTGCAGTTGCAGTAGCTCCAGTTCCGTCGCCTACTATGCTAACATCAGGAGCTGATGTATAACTTGTTCCTGAGTTTGTAATCTTAATATTATAGATAGCACCGTCTATTGAGTTATCCTGTACAGACCACTGATTAAGTAATGCTGTATCTGCACCCGGAGGCGGCTGGGATGTTAAGTATTGAACAGGTAAGAATGAAGCTGTTAAGAACTTAGAACCTGTATCAACTGGAATAGTAAACATGTACTTCCAAATATAACCATCAGTTGGCGAATGATCAATAACACCGGCTGTTGTTACACCAGCGATATCCGGGTTAGTAGTAGATACCCCTGCAGATTTTAAACACATATAGACATTGTTATTATCTGATACAACAAAATAGTTTTTACCTTCAATGTTTGAATCTCGGTCATCATATTCTGCATAGACGACACCTGATGTCCATAGTGTTCTAGGACTAGAATAGATAATATCTATTGGGTCGATTTTCTTCATGGCAAACATATTTTCCCATAAAGTATTAATTGTATAATCATTCTCGTATGGATTATCTGGGGCTGTCTCATCTACCCATGCATTTGATTTGCCTAAGGCCATGTAGAATGTATTTGATGTTAGACTGCCAACAAATTTTTCAGTTGTATCTAATCTAAATTTACTTGTTATGATTGCTGACATTTAAAAAGTCTCCGTTAAGTAGTTTGTATTGTACATTGGGTTGAATTGTATGATGTATCTGTGGCAAGATCATTTGGACTACATGTCCAAATTCTAGAGCCCAATTGCAAACCGATATTGTTATTTATAACATCCTGAATAGTATAGTCACCAAATTCACGCATAGGTCTCCAATTAAAGAACTTGGTATTTTCAACATGATTCCACATGCCAAATCTAGAAAGTGATGCAATATAAGCATATTCTTTCTCAACATATGTACCTAGCTCACTAGCTATAAGTGGTTGCTCTACTGGTGAGATGTTAATATTTAATGGTAATCCAGAATCTTGATTGCCAGGTTGTAACTCATCATTCATAGATTCTAAATATTCAATGAAGATTAAGATCTCGCCGAAGAATATAAATCCAGCAGGATGAATTAGTCTCGTGAATGCATTCTTCCAGTCATCGATATTCTTACCAGTCTTAAGTACATATGAGAACTTCTGGTAGAAGTAAGAATCTTGAATATATTTACCATCAGATAAAAATCCATCATTAGTTAAGAACAATCCCTTTGGATATGATTTAACAACATCTCCTATTTGTAAGATGTCTTCATGAAAGCTTAATGCATATTTTATCTCATCGTCTTCGTAGTATATATGTTCATGGTGATGGGCCTTGTCATGGTATACATCATTAATAAATATTAGAGAATCGTCTAGCTTAGGCGGAAAGCCTGCATCAGAATTAAAATCAATTCTATTTGTTGGAGAGGCTATAGTCCATGTATATCTTGGAGTAAAGTCGCCCGGGTTAGCAATGATGTCTGCCTTCTGATCGTGCCATCTACCATTTGAAGGAATGAACATATCTTCTTTAGGAAAATATATATCTACTTCATCGTCATAAATTAGTTTAAAGAAAGCCTCAATCGATTCAGTGGTACCCCTTGATCTATAGAATCCAACTAAATTCTTATAGAATAATCTAGGGTCTGCCGCAAATGTTCTTGGAATAGGAGTACCTATTTCATTCTGCAATTCAGTTAATAGATGTTCTTCAATTAAATCTATATCTCTTTGCTGAGCTAAATTATTTAAATAGAATGAAGATTTATTTACTCGTTCTAAGTAGAGAGCATATACCTTAATGAACTTAATGAGTTCAGGATAGTTCTCATTGACATGCTGAGGAACTAAGTCATCTATGAATGAAGAAATGTTAGTACTTGGCTTATGCATTAGCTAGATACCGTTGTATAATCAATACCAGCTGTTGTACCACCAGTAACCATTGTATCTATCTCGCCTTGAATAATGGCGGATGCATAGTTGATAACTAATAATTCATTTCTGGTTGGTGATATGTCATTAGATGCTGGCTTGGTTTCAATACTCAGAGTTGTATATGGTCCAACAATTGCATCTGGTGCAAATCCTTCTAAGGTTATATATCCAGTACCATAATCTAGATAACCAATATATGGATTTAAAACATTACCGCTTCCGCTAACAATCTGAATAACCTGTTTGGCTTCTTCTTCATTATAGTAATCTTTTAGTCTACAGGTTTCATCACGGTATGTAAATTCAGTTGAAGTTATATACTGGGTCTTACCTGCTAAATATTGTATTGCCTGATTAAAATAGAATTGATATAACTTATCAACACCTAACTCTGGAGTAAACTTCTTGACCATTGAGATTCTTGTGATGTTAGATATAACAGCCACGTTAGAATTGTCAATGTCTTGTAATAGATTTGAGTATCTAAATATTCCACCAAACACTTTAAGCTCCTGGTCATTGTAATTTTGAATGACTGTTCTTATTCCTTCGCCTAAATTCTCCGGGGTAACATTAGCAACATTAGGATTATACTTATAATATACTTCAATATCAATATATGTGTAATCCGGGTCAACGAGAATAGGTGTGATTGATACTACATTCTTTGGTTTAAGAACATTGCCAATAATAGTTTGTTTTTCAATATCAGTTAGTACTTCTGCGCCTAGTGGCTTGATTGATATGTATACCTTTCCATAATCTGGTGGTATATTATCTTCTCCACCCCAAACAGTTAATGTCTCAATTTGACCGCCATCAGGCGAGTTTTTAATAATACCTACATAATCATCTGGAGTTACTGCACGGTTCTGAGCAACAAATGCCAGAGGAGCAGAGAACCTAATAGAATCAATTGACTCAGCTGGAGCTCCGCCTGTTGCAGGTGTTGTAGTTGTAACTAAAACGTTTGTGTTTCCAGCAATAGTTCCTGTTAGAGTAAAGACAGTAGAATTTACTATATCAGCATCACCCACAACAGCATAATTAAGTTTAATAATATTTCCTGCTTCTAATTTATTTCCAATGATACCATCGCCAAATTTAACTTCATAGAATCCTTCTCTAGCTTCTTCTATGAAATATACCTTTGAACTACTATTAATATTTGTAATATTCGTCGACTTAGTATATACTTGGGATTTACTTGTTGTTCCACTTTCAAATACTTCTACTTTTAATGAACTGGTATCAACAAAATCATTTGCCAGAATATATCTATCAAAGCCTGATTCATCATATGAATATGATCGGTTAATTAAGAGACCTTGTGTTAGCTTAACATCTTTAAATATCCATTGACCATTAACATCAATGTTTGCAGTAACACTATCTTCCACGAATAACGAAGTAGTTAGGTTACCAATGGTTGTACTAAATGGGGTACCTCTACTCATGATCAGTGTGATATAGGTAGAACCAAATAAAACATCCGTTGGATCAATAACTTCAACATCAACAGTTGCAACCGCAGGACTAGTTGAACGAGGAGTATAGCCTAATAGTTTAGCATGAGATACTACTGACTCCCTTAACTGTGCTGTATCTAAAAATGTTTCATTTAAAGCGAAGTTAGCATTAACAGAGTTGATGTGAGTGATGTATGATAGAACATCGATAACCGTATTCAGTGCTGCTCCGTCAAAGTTATAGTCTTGGAAAGCACCGGGCTGTTCTTCCATGTAGCTAATGAGGTTAGCTTTAAGGGTAGCGAAATCTAATTCACTTGCATTAATTCTTCTGTCTTGTGCCATTATCTTAATCTCTCTATTGATGTAGCTAATTGAAATTCTTCTGAGGTAGTTATAATCTTTGCATTTAACATAATGCTAATAGCATTAGCCCCTTCATTTGGAGTTATTACTAATGAAACTATCTCAGCTCTCGGCTCATAGTTTTCTATAGCATCATAAATGCTATTCTTAATAGCAATTGCCGTAATCTGATTTATATTTTCAAATAGATATGCTATTAAGTTGGCTCCGAATAGCGGCTCAAATAACTTCTCGCCATGATTTGTTTTTAGTATATTAAGTATGCTTTGCTTAACAGCATTAACTTCTGAGATAAACGCAATGTCATTGGTATTGGGATTTGCTTTAAATGCAAAATCAAGGTCTCTCCACTCTACTAAATTTGATGTTGTAATTGCCATATAGCTATTTATTCATTTAGATGGATTTTACTAAATATATCTCCATCCGCTCCACTTTTAATATTAATGTTCTTGTCTGATGTTATATTGATATCATCTTTAGCTGTCATGTTAATTATTCCTTCTGCTAATATATCAATGTCTTCTTCTGCCATAATTGAAACATGTTTCTTTGCTAATACGGTAACATCTTCCTCTGCAATTATACTAGTATTCAATGCTGAATATATTTTAATACTATCCAATGCATCTATATTAATTTTACCGTCAATGTTAATGTTACAGTTCATTTCACCTCGAACTATTATCTCTCCTGAAACCATTGCGTCTAGACTTCCGCCTGCAACTAAATTAACATTCTGAGAACAAACTATGTTGACGGATCCGAAGACTTCTACGGTATCATCACCAATTACTAATTGATAATTATCTCTATGAATTCTTTCGATCTTAGATCCATTTGGTTGGATCTCGTAATAGGTACCGGACATATGTTTTTCCCGAATCCTTTCGGCACCGAATGTATCATCATATTCTTTGAGATGACCAGACTCGGTTTCATAAACATGGTTGTATGGATATTCAGGGGCATAACTAGAGTAAGGTTGATACTTTCCTCCATCCAATTTAAATTCTACATCAGGATCAAATCCACCTCTAGTTCTAATGTTATTATCTTCTTCAGATTGATGTATTGGATATGTACCTTCTGGATCGCCGAACCCTCTGGAAGGAAGCCTTGCTTCTGAACCCGATTGGGTAGGTCTAGATCCCATCACAACAAAATCCTGAAGCAACTCATCTTCAAAGAATCCTATTACACTGGCCCCTCTAAGAAGCCATGATGAATGTCCTAATCCAGATATGCCAGGTGAAGTTGTTGGACCCATGATAGTAGACCAAGGCAATTTATGTGTTGGTATTAAAGATTTATCTTCTGTGTGTACACCGAATACTCTAACTTGAACTCTGCCTTGTTGTAAAGGATCCATGATCCCTTCTACTATTCCATTATATAAATGCCGTCCATTCATTAAAAATCTCCTGTTACTAATGTAAGGTTTTGTATATATAGGCCATCTTTAATTATATGGTTAATATTTGTAACCATATATTTTGTACTATATTTTAAACTACTATCAATTCCGCTATTCTTTCTAGTTACTGTACTGTCATTAATATTTAAATTAACCGTGTCGCCCACACCCATACCTACTATGGGAATAACCCCAGTGCAAACTGTATTAATTCCAAATGAAACTGAGGATCTATAATTAGAAGTTGCTATGTTCATATCATCTGCACAGTTTAATTGACAGGCATTGTCTCCGTACAGATTAGGTCTATATGCTCTGAGTTTGTTTACTGCAGGCCTGCTCTTCTGAGTAAATATTTGTTCATGATCCTCAGTGTTTGCTAAGTCAATTGTTTGTATCCTCTTGCCGTATATACCACTACTAGCTTTATCAATTAGATTGATGTTATCATTCATAACAATATTGCCAGTAATTCTTCCCATGTTAAATGCTATA